GTTTCACTTTCCATCGAGGGGGGGAGTATATTTTTCCCACCAGTCAAAAATAAAATCGTGCCAGGCTTCACACGCCCGCACATCCTCTTTGTCTAACTCAAATAATCGCTGCAAACAAATCTCCTTCGGCGTATCAATAAAGATCTGCTCGGCTCCCAGTTCTTTGCAGAGCCGTTCTCTCTCGCTTACCAAAGGATAGCCGCCTATGATGTAGGCTGTTCGCCAGCGGCCACGCCGATATCGGACCGATTCAAGCAAATAGTCCCGGATGCCGAACACAATGCCTGTCAGTTCCTTCGGCTTTATGTACCGCTCACATCCGCTCACACACTGCCAGATTGAATCCATGTTTACTACCAGATCGCCCTGCTCTCTTACGCTTTCAACATAAGCTGTCTTGCCTGCAAACGGCGACCCGTACACCAGATACACCTTTCGGCTTCCCAGGTCTCTTGATAGTTTATGGTGAATTTTATTGTGGCACCGGTGATGCACCAGCATGATGTTATCCGGATTCAGCGACACGGTTGTATCGTTTACATTTTCTTCATTCAGTTCCTCCACATGATGCAGGATCAGATCATAGGCTTTCACTATGGGCTTTCCGCAATGCTCACAGATCGTCAAACCCTCTTCGTTCAGGCGCTCATGTATCACGATCTGCCTAAACTTCAGCCAGTCTTTGCATTGATAAAAAGTATCTAACGAATACATATAAATCACCACTCAACAAATTGACCTTGCGCTTTGGCCAACAGTTCCGATGCCCTTAACTTGTCTCGTGTCCGGACTGCCGGATCTTTAATTGTGTCGCTCCAAAACTGTTGTACCTCTTGCGCGGTCATAATATCCAGTTCCACATTTTCTTTCTGTTGCAGGTAATTCATGTAGTTTTTCACATCTTGGCGATCAAACAATTTGTAGGCCTGTTTGGCGGCATAACTTTCGGAATAACCGGCTTCAATGGCCGATTTTCTCATGTTTCCCGCGCATTTACCTAAATAATTTAAAACCAACAATTTTAACTGTGGTTTAATCTTAGGTTCTTCCATAAAATCACCTGCCCTGTTTTCATACCTTCTTTACATATTTCAGGCATACCCAGCCGGTGCCGATATAACCCCAGCCGTCTTTTTCCTTGCTTACTTTAACCTTCTCGCCTCTCTTCAACAAATCTACTTTAGAGTAATTTACACCGGCACCCTTGCGAACATTTAACGCCGATGCTGTTACTTTATATGTAGTGCCTGTGCTGGCTGCCTTGCTCTTTGCTCCGGATCCTAATGCCATCACAACATGGTGTCCCTCTGACAGATACACCGCTCCACGCTTAGCATAATCTGATGTGCTAATGTGCGGGCTGTCTTTGTATGCCTTAAACTTCCCGGTAGCCAACAGTGCCGCTCTCAAAGTGCTGGTTGTGCAGTTCACGCTGACATTCACCCCCGCTAATTTGTAGCAGGTCGCTACCAGGCTGCTGCAGTCAAACTCACCTTTCCCTTTGGCCACACCATTCTTTTTAATGGATTCATAGCCTGTTGTTCTCTGTGATTGATCGTAACCATAGTTATCGTTTTTACAGATTGCCTCCATGTAGTCCGCTGCTTTGTCTGCCAGCTTTGTATCCGTGCAGATCAGCATCACATTCCATGGTTTTTTGTACCAATCCCTGATACAGATTTCTTTCCTTGTCTGGTCTCCAACCTTTCCGCCGGATACCCTGCCTCGTTCGTCGATTGACGCATGACCAATTTTAACCATTCTTTCCACCATCCTCTAAATCATCAATTCGGTGCTCACACACCTTCATTTTCTGCTCTATGACCGGAATTCGTTCCGCAAAATTATTATGCTTGTCCACCTTCTTTTCCAACTGTTCGATACGGTAGCTCATGAGACGCAGACCGCCCCACGAGCCTACACATGTACCGATTAAAGAAAGGATTCCAACAATAATACTATCTGGCATATCAGCCCTCGCTATCTTCTGTCGCCTCGTCTATAACCCCCAAGTTTTGCGAACTGTCGGCCAGCCCTTCGGCGATCAGATAACCCACCACACCGGCACCTGCCATAATCAACGCAGCAACCTGTGAGGCTTCACTCTCACTGTTTCCAAAATAAATCATGAGCATGGATACAAAGTTTGCCACACTCAACCAAAGTTTCCTACTAGTCAGTTTCTTTTTCATGCACTGCATCCCCTTTCGTTTTGTTTCTTAAATTTTACAGCGTTTCGGGCGTTGTCACCATGCACACATAGGGACGCAAAAGGGACACTAAAAAAGGTCAAAGCACTGCTGCCTTGACCTCTCTTTTATTCTTTTTGTGTTTCAAAGAGCAATTCCCGGATACAATCGTCCGAAAACAATTTTGCTTTCAGCACACTTACCAGCCGTTTCTTGTTTCTGGCCACGGTACGCACTGTACTCCCCATACTTAACGCTATATTTTCCCTGGTCTCATTGTTAAAATAAAACCTTGGTATGATCTCGTAGTATGGATCCGTCTGTATCTCCTTTAGTGCAGCCTCAACCCGGCTTACTAATTTTTCTGTATACGGCTTCCCAGTGACCTCCCGGAATGATGGATAATATCGCAATACCTCTTCCGTTTTTTGGTATGCCGTTTTGGTATCGTCCTTTATCAGCTTTGCCATCTTCATTTTTAGCACTGTGGCGTTTACTGTTTCATTTATTACCCTTGTCACAAACTGCTCTATCGGTTCATGATTCTCCACTGCATCACCTCCCTCTTCAGGTCATGGATATATTGGCTCATCTATGTATGTGGCCAACATATCCGCTACATGCAGCCAGACAGCCAGTTTATTTTTTTCATACGCCGCATTGATATCCCGGCATCCGCCTCTTACTGCCTGGTCAAATCCGCCCATATGCCAGCGGATCGCTATTATTTCCTCTTTAGTCAGCTGCATATATTCCTGGATCAATATAATCGATTTCTCACCGTGGCCGATCGGGTAACCAGTTCGATACTCAAACTTTCCCTTTCCTGTTTTTTCATAGCAGTCGATTTTACACAGATCATGCAACAGGGCACAAATGGCACAGGTCTCCATTGAGTATTCATTTCTGACTTCCGGTGTATTAAGCCTGTGCATTACATTCAGTGAGTGTCTGGCCAAGCCTCCCTCGTAACTGCCATGATACTTTGTACTGGCCGGTGCCTCAAAAAATCCGGCGTACTTCATGTACAACAGAAGCCGATCGGCTCCCGGTCTTTGTATGTACTTTGTGTACATTTCAATAAAATCTTTTTTGATAATTTCTTTATCCATGTTATGCTCCTTTCAAAAAAACTTTGATTCTGCTATTACGAACTTTCCAACTGCTGCCGATATACAAGTACAATCAAATATTTCTCTTCAAACCTGCCTACTATGCCTGCTCGTTTTTTTAAAAATAATAACGATCTGCAGACATACTAAAAGTATAAAATATTTTTAGCGAAAGGCAGGTGTGCTTATATGAAGAATTGTAAAAAATGCAAAAAGTGTTTGCTTAGATCTAACATTGAATTGATACATATTATTTTTATTGTGTCCCAATTGTTCGTTGATATATTAGCCTAAACACACGGAGGATGGTTTTTGGCCATCCTCTTTTTTTACATCTGCGCCAACACTTCCAGCCCTTTCAGTTCCACTAACTGCTCCAATTCTTTTTTTAATTCCAGCAGTAATTCATCCCCTTGCCAGCTTCTGACCGCCACCGCTACGGTAGTTGTGTTATTCCTCCACAGCATCAGCCACGGACAGCCATCAACCTGATACGGTCCTTCGATCTCCAGATCATCCCCTGTCTTTGCAGACGCATCTACTAACTGGGCCAGTCTTTCCGTAACTACCTCTATTTTGCCGGTATCATTCACAAACAACTGGCTTTCATGACGCAGTGGTGTTTCCTCTTCCACTTTCACCTTGGAATAATAAAATCTGTCCCATGGATTACTGTTCATATATGTTTCAAGTGGATTATGGTCCGGTGCGCTCAACTCTTCTTTATTGTGTACCCGGATTATTCCCTCTTTCGGAATATCTCCAGCCAGTTCAATGACAGCAGCCTTCTCCTTGTTCGTGAAAAACTTGTCTGTGGTTTTGATCCCCCAGCTGCTGCCCCAGATATAAATATCCTCCCCGGTGTGCTGTATGTTCAATCCACCGCCGGTATAGGCTTCCTTGATCAGTTTCTTAAAAATACTTGTATTGATTATCATGTTATACCTCCATTTCTGTATTCTCTGCTGCCTGCAATAACTCTTCCAGCCACATCCATATACTGGCTTTCTTGGTTCGTACCAGCACCCGGCTTCCGTTCATCTTCACAACTTCGGCCGTACACCTTCGCCCGGCTCTCTGGATTTTCAGCCGGTCTCCTTCTGTAACCATGGTTCTTCTCGTTCCCGGTCTCATTCTTCCACCATCTCCTTTCCACATACCGGGCAATATTGCATCTCCAGTATTGCGTTATAAATACCTCGTTCGATCCGGCAAACGCCATCTTTTCCATGGATCAAAGTAAAGGTTCCATCATTGGACTTTAGTTCATTGCCGATTTCTGCACAAAAACATCCGGGTTTTTCCATATTTTCCGCTGGTAAATCCTCTTTTTCTTCCGTTTCCTCCACTCTCGGTACAAGATGCGGTGTTTCAACCACTTCACCCTCTACTTTTTCCACTGTTTCCGCTGGTGGATTGTCTTTTTTATGCGCCGGCGCAAATGACGGCAGTTTTTCCATTTCTGCCTCTTCAAAATTGGTCTGTCCCGGCAGTTCAACCCGCTCTTCCTGTTCTGGTTCTGTATCTGACTGCTTGAAACCGCCTTTTTCCGCTGGTGAAACGGTCTTTTTTGTTGTCTTTTGGGCCACCGGTTTCGGTTTACTCTCTTTTACCGGTTCCATCTTCTCTTTCAGAGGTCTCTTATACACCTCTTTATACCAATCTTCGGCCGTTTTCCCCAGTGTGGAAGATATTCCCACTGCTGCCTTGATCAGTTCAGAATACAGGTACTCTCCCTTTTCGGATCCTTTCAGTATCTTGAAGTTATCCTTTTTCCAGAACACCAGCGCACTTCCCGCCCTGGTCGTTCCGACTCCACCGGAAACAGAAAATATTACATTCTCTTCATCCAGCGGATCACCGGCTTCACATAACTTCATCTGCTCAAAAATATCTTCAAACTTTTTCCGGAAAGCATCCTGCCCCAGTATGTTCTCTACACATTCGGCCAGAACACCGTGTTCGGTCGGCTCCAGTTCCACCGTACCGGCAAACACATTTTCTTTCTGTTCCTGCTCTGCTGCCTTATATTCTCTTTTAATTTCCCGGATTTCCTCTCGTTTCATTTCCGGGCCGATCTCTTCCCGTACCACTTCCGGCAGCGTCAGCATTTCACTGAGTTTTGCCGGTCCGTATCCTTCATACTGCGGGAGCAATTCGGTAGAATATCCATCTACGCTGTACTGCCTGTTGATCTCCATGTACCGGGAAGTCTTTGACTGATCCCAGCCGTATGTATCTTTGGCAAATTCAAAAATACTTGAATAGCCTCTTTCCCGGAACAACTGCGCATCATCCGCCTTACGCAGGATGTAGCCCAGTTCGATCATGGCCGTGAAGGCTTTCAAATGGCAGTTATCTATCTCTCTTACCACATCTTCAATACTGTTGATCTGTATGGTTAATTGTTCCATGTTTTCACTCTCCTTTTATATCTCCCAGGGCAAAGCCCCAGGAGGTTTATCAATGGCTTACGCTCCGTGATGTAAAGCCAGAGATGCTATAAGTAATTCCGGCCAAAGATCCTCATAAAATCCTCTCTGGTTCCCCAGGTAGATTCAAAGGCCTTTTGCCCTGCTGCCTTGATGGCCATATTGGTCATTTTATTTTTGTGTGCTGCCCTGGATCCGTTCCGGTGGCACCGCTCTCCGCACAAATACACTTTCAATCCGTACTTTTCTGACCACTTTCGGTTCGGTCCGCCAAATACATGATGCTCTTCCAGACCACACATATCATCTAAGCCACTGGAGCCACATAAGTAGCAGCTTCCTTTCCTCTGCATGATGCTTTCCATCTTTTTTCCACCTCCTTCCCTACCTGCTCTACAATCGGTTTTATCTGTTCCCAGTCTGGTTTACTATCCAAAAATCCATATGCCTGTATTATTTGTCCTTGGGGTGTTACCTCCAAAGTATAATAAGATTCATCCGGCGTCTCCTTACGCCTCAGAAATAAAATATAAGAGGTTTCTTCTAATATTTTTTCTCGGTACCATGTACGCCCTACACAGTGATGCAGTTTCTGCCCTTCCAGTACCAACTCTGTAGCAGACATAGCCGGACGGATCAAGTAATCCCCTATCTGCATTGTAAATTTTTTATACTTCTTTTTCATTTTTGAGAGAATACTCTCATCGTCCTCTTTTGCCTGTTCTAATTCCTTCTGTCTTTTTTCCTCTTCTTTTACTTCTAATGCCGCATTATGAGCCTCTTCCAGATTTCTCGGGTACCTGACAAAAGAATCTTTCAGATCATAGTTCAGTTCCATAGCCATCCGGATATAGTCCATATAAGTAATCAAATCTTGTTTTTGTTCCAGATATCTAAGCGTCTTACCAATCGGCAACCCTGCATCCTCAAACAGTTCCTTAATATTCCGTGTTCCCATTGAAAGTTTCTGCATTTTCTTGACCTGTTCCTGATCATGCGTAACCTCTTCATACAATCTCAAATCATTCAACTCATACTGACTATCACAATGGATTTTCCCCGTCCGTATATCCCGGAACAATTCCTTTGATATATGCAAATACTTATGCAGTTCTCTGCCCCATCCTATGTATTCATCCTTTATCAGGCTCATGCTCAACTTTTTCAGCCCTATCTTATACAGGGATTCCAGCTGTGGACTTTTCCCCATGGCTTCCAGAATATCAAAGTATGCATAACTTTCTTCCGGATACCGGGCATAGTTTTTATATTCGTTAATAATATCCGTTCCTGTGTACCGGATCACTGTTCTGTTCAAGACCGATTTCAGATTTTTTCTGTAAATGGGTACACAATTACTTCTTTTTCCGCGCTGATAATAAGCATAATAGCCGGGCCAATTCATCGAACAGATCCATTTTTTGCAGTTATTCCTTCGCCACTTCATCATATCAGCATACCCGGCGTATCTTTTTTCGTACCAGTATTGACGGTGGCCGTTTTCGACCACCACCCTCAGGCTTTCTCCGAACAGGTCTACATCATGGTAGTCTTCTACATCCAGATACTTAAATACATTAAAATTTCGGTTCAGTATTACATACCGGCACATGGTTCCGGTTTTGATATTCTGAAACAGGGCAAAAGTCCGGGCTTCGCTCTTTGGCAGTTTGTTATTACTCCAGATTTCTAGTTTTTTTCCACATTCGGGGCATACCACTTTTCCTCTGTGTTTCAACGGTTCCGGCACCGCCACAACCTTTTCACAGCAAGTACAATATCCCTTGTGACGATCCTCCACCTGGAAGATCATGCGCTTGGTCATGTGCCGCTTGGCCCACTGTATGAAATCCTTTGTCAAAGGTCTGGCCTGTTCCATCAGGCAGTCTATTTCAGACCGTTTCCTTGCTTCTCTTTCAGCGGACTTTTTGCTGGAGATCCGTGTCTGAATCTCCCGAACCGTTTCAAACTCCACTTTGTTCTCCCTGGTGCACCCCCAGCCCTCTATATAGCTGACCGTTTTCTTGCCCCATTTTTTCTCTTTTGCGTCATAGGTATCCCAGTGGTCATTTTGCGCCAGCGTGATGAAGAGCAGCTTGTCCCTGTAGTAGATATATGCCTTTGTCACATCTCCCTGCTTTTCATTCCATACAGCGTAGTACTTTCCCCCTGCCAATTTTTTCGGGATTTTTCTTTTTACTTCTTGCTGGATCTGTTCCTCTGTCAGTTTCATTTCTTCGCCCCCTCGAGATAATACTCTTTGATGATCCGGTACCCGTTCATAGGGCCGCAAAAGTCACATCTGCCACCGCCGGGAAGAGTGACACGGACTGCTGCCTTTTTTATCCTTTTCACCGCCTCGATCATGCGCTTGCCTTTCTTCCGGACCTGCAGGGCAAAACTTATATCATCACAATGGCTTTCTATGTAGCCGGCTATATCTTCCGCCAGAGCCGCCCACTCCTTTGCATCTTCCTTTTCGACTTTCAATTTTCCCAGAGCCGCCTCGATCGGACCACAGAACTCATCTATCCTGTACGCTATGAACTCCGCTACTACTTCCTTCTCTATGCCGTTTTCCTTGGCCAGCTTGTACAGGCTTTCCGTGTCCTCTTCCTCCCGCAGATTTTCGGCCAAAATATTCAGTTCCTGGTAACTGTCCATTTCTCCAAACATTTTAAACAGATTTTCCTTTTTCATCTAATCCTCATCCTTTCTCATCTAATTTTTTTATTATGATCGATTTATAGGTTTCATTGATCTCCCGGCAGAGGTGGCAGGACACCATCCTCGCCGCCAGGGCTTTATACTGCTGCCACAGATCTAAGTGCTTTCGCAGATCCGCCCCGCCGTTTTCGGCCACATATACCGCATACACAGAATCGATATGTATACGAACTTTGGCCGGCTTGGTCATTTTTCCAAGGGCATCCACCAACGCCTGCACCTGCAGCTTTTGATAACTGATACCAGACCAGGCGGCACAATGCACTTTCCGGATCGGCTTGTCTCCTATTACGGTTTCCAGCAAAATTCCATACTCACCGGATCCCACGGAAAACTTCCCGGAAAATCTGGTTACTATCCATATATCTACATCCATGGCCCGCTCCTTTCTTCTTTTACCAGAATATAACGGAGAAATTCATACCCAGTGTATTCGGATATGCCATTCTCTATAGTATCCTGGTCGATATAAAAACCTTTCTTTGCTTTCGGTTCCGGGCAAAACCGGTTTCTTGTCCGGATCACTCGTTTCTTGGTTTCCGGCCGGTACAGGTTCCGAGAGTGCGTCCACCCCCAGCCTGTTCCTCCAGCTCGTTTCCACTTCGGCAGATACTTGGCAAAATAATCTGCCAGGCGGGAATACTGGCCAGAATCATCCAGGGGGCGAATATCGATCCGGCCGTGTGGCCACGCCTGACGGATCCACTCCACCGGCATCTGATTGATCACAGCGTGATGGTGGAGGGCTCCCCTTGTGCCTGCTTCTGTTACCAGCAGATACTTTAAGCTGCCCTTCTCCTTTTTGATGCGCCGGCGCAAACGCTTCAAAAAGTCCTGCCTGTCCTTCTTTGCCTCGTCAATGGTTTCCGGACGCCGCGCCTTGGTGTAGGTCAGAGTTACATGATAGTCACCACCTTGGAAATTAGCATTGAGATATATACAGATCTCTCTTTCCTGCTTTCTGTTATTGATTTTTTCCTGAGCCTCTTTAGTGAGTTTTTCTTTTTTCCGACGCCGCTCCCCTTTGGGATGTGCGTAGGTGGAATAGGCTCTTTCATAGAGGCAGGTCCTTCCTGCCTTGGTTATCTTTTCTACATACGGCATATCTATCTCCTTGGTCCTACAAATAATAACCTTATCGAGGTGTAAAACGGCTTGTACTTAGCCGTTTTTTCGTCCTTTTTTAGTTGATTTATTCTGCCATATGTGGTACTATTATTTTGTGAATAGTTTTTTTATTAAACATTTATGTTTGATGGCAGAATTGGAGTCTTAGCGGACTCCTTTTTTGTTGTCCGGCCATTCTGCTGCCGGTATGCAGGTCACTTTTTCTTTGCACATACAACACCTTTTCACATAGGTGCAGCTCCAATACAAGTGACCTTTTTTACACCGGCACACATACAAGCCGTCTGTTACTTTGGTTACTCCGTCTGTATAGTATTTCACCGGACCGCCTCCAGCATCTTTTCCATATCTTCGATCACATCTGATACATCCGTGTCCTCTTTCAAGAACCGTTTGACGCTATAGGCTATCGTCTCGCCCTCATATACCGTCACCAGCAAGCAGCCTGTGCCACCCTGGTAGCACATATATACGGTTACCTCATCCCGGTTCAGTTCGGCCACAAGTCCCAGGAGTTTTCCCAGGTCCTGCTGCCTTGTTTTATCTATCTTCATGCTTGTCCCCTTTCTCGATCCGAGATATTTTCCCGTCCTCGATCACAAATCTATAGCCATCCTGATCGTGGCTTTTCTGCAACTTCTTAACGGTTACCTTTCCTTCAAAAATGTGTTTTGTATTCATAACAAATACCTGCCTTTCTTTGATTTGATTTTTTAATCCCCGCCGCTTGGGGAACGGCGGGGAAGTGTTGAGGGTTCGTGCATCTGATGGGTGGATCAGATGCACCGCAGTACTCCCGTAGTCTGTGGATGTGGATAAATATAAATCTATTTTGTTGTTTGTGCGATTTTTTTGGCCACAGGAGTACAACGCTGCACCTGTCTACCCTGTACACTGATTTTTTCTATGCCCTGACGGCATTTTTTTCTACATACTTTTTCAGTTTCTCGGTGTCCCAGTAGATATCTCCCCCGGGTTTGAACTGTGAGGCAATGGTCTGTCCTTTCTCCGCTCTGATCTGCCTGAGCAGACGATCCGGGAAGCCCAGTGCTTTCAGTTCGCTGGTTTTCATAATTGGTTTAGGTAATTTCATGTTGCTCGCCTCCTATTCTTCGCTGGTGGGTTCTGTCTCTTTCCCACCAGCTTCTTTTTCTTCCTTCTGGCCGGACATAACCGCCGCCATGGCAATGGACCCTTCCAGGTATCCACGCTCTCTTTCTGTCATCAGCGGCAGAGTGTCCGCCAACTTCTCAACAATGTTTTCCTGCTTCTCTGACATCTTTACACTCCTTTTCTTTTTCTAAATCCTCCTGTTTTTTTGCAAACGCCACCGGCATTTTGAGCGAAATCTCCGGTCCAAAGAATGGATGATTTTTTTCGATTTTGTAATTGCTGACATTCTGGAGTCTTTTCCCATTTAACCAGATTTCATTATCTCCTTTATCGCTTTGCCGCAATTCTAAAATCGCATTGTTTGATTTATATGCTTCTTTTGCCGTTCTCCTTGTAGTTACGCAGCTTGACCCTTGTGGCGGGATTGCCTCTTGTTCTTCCTCTTCGATTTTCACAAAGGCATCTCTTACTACCTCAATGGTTTTAAGCATTTTCTTATCAACTTACTATCAATCAGCGCATCTACAACAATGTCTATTTTTCTGCTTCTTTTCATTTTTGTCTCCTTTCTCACTAAATCCTGCCATGCTTTTGTTGTTTTTCTTTCTATTTACATTTACAATGTGATTACAGGCTACCGTTTTAGCCAAGTATGAAAGAAAGTGAGGTAATATACTATGACTGTCGTTTATCACCTAAAAAAAGGGATAACCAAAACCCTTGAAAATGTTGATGCGATAAAAGTTGGTGGAAAACTAATATCGCCCGTTTATACCGTAGACAAAATCAAAGATTTTTTCTTTGACAGCAGCCAGGATATAATTATTGTTTACTCCGGTCGCACCCTGTGTATTGCAAAAAACACATTGGAAACCTTAGAGCTGTATTAAACCTTTTTAATGCGGTTTCTGTATATTTTTTCAGATTCCGCATTTTTTCTTTCCGGAAACTTTACCAGCATTTCGAGCGAAAGCATCACTCCCGCTAATGGATTCGTGCTTTCAATTTTGTAATTAATAACATGCCGGAGCTTATTTCCATCCAGCCAGATTTCATTCTCGCCTTTATCATTCTGTTTCAACTCCAAAATCATTTTTTCTGTTTCGCTCACCTTTTCACTCCTTATCTCTTTTCAAAATAACTACCAGCACCACTACATCCATTGCGATCAGCAACAGGTCCCTTACTATTAAGGAGGCGGCCAAGTACCTATATACCAACTATGTAACTATACAATAATGCAACAACGGCATCAGCATGGTACCAGTATGGCATACATGAACCCTCAACAAGTTCATTATATCATGCTAATGCCATTTTGTGTAGGCTTATTTTTTATACCTTTTAGCCCGCATGGCCATAAAAGAAAGGATGATATAATGGCAAGATACAAAAAAAGAAATGATGGAAGATATGCCACCAGTATTACACTGGGCGGCGAAAAATACTTTCTGTATGCTACTACACAGAAAGATCTTGAGGCAAAACGCCGTCAGCTCATTGCTGACTACGAGTGGAATCACCTCGTAAAAACCTCATCTATGTTATTCAAGGACTACTGTGAAAACTGGTATCACTCAAACCAGTCACAGCGTAACGCAAATACTCGTGATATGTATTACTATTCGCTTTACGCTCATATCATACCGGAGTTAGGCCATATACCACTTGATAAAATAACCCGGTCAGATATACAGAGCCTGATCAATAGTCTCATAAACCACCCACACACATGCCAAAAAATCAAAAATACTTTACGCCAATTATTTGATGAAGCCATTGAGGACAACTTGATTTATAAAAATCCCTGCTCCAGGTTGAAACTGCCAAAGATTATAGTAAATGATATTCCACCGTTTAGTGATGCTGAAAATAAAGCCATTCAGGCCGCTGAACTGCTGCCTGAAGATCGTGCTTTTATCAATGTACTCCTGGCTTTTGGCTGTCGGCGTGGTGAAGCTCTGGCACTGATGCGGTCGGATTTTGATTTTACGGCGCAGACGGTAACCTTTCAACGATCCATAACATTCGATAAAAATAACCCTGTTATCAACCCCTACATGAAAACAAAATCATCCAGGCGGACTCTACATATACCTAAACCATTCCTGGACTATTTTAAGACTTATGTTGATAACTGCACTACATTGTATTTGTTTACAATGCAAAACGGATCTTTGATAACAAAATCGTCCTATACTAAAAAGTGGAATCGTATTCTCAAAGCCATCAATCAGGAACTGTACGGAGATAATCCTCTGGCCAAAAACTCAGGACGAAAGATAACCGCCGTTGTATTCCGTCATGATTTCTGCACCAAGCTATATTATTCAGGAATCAGCCGGAAGAAGGCTGTAGAAATAATGGGTCACGCCAGTTACCAGATGATCGAAAAGGTTTATGCCGCACTGGATGAGAAACAAGAGAAATCATCAGAAAAAATTGATGCAATGTTTAAGAACATAATGTAATAAAAAAGTACCGGCTTTAGTCGCTAGATATAAAAAATCTAACTGCTAACAGCCGGTATTTTTTTGCACACTTTTGCACACTTTTTGCACACTACTTTGCACACTATTGGCTCAAAAACACCTCTGCACACTAGCTGCACACTACAAAACATACTAATATGTACACATATGAATAAATAAGAAAAAACCGCACAACCGCCGGAATCTCGGCTATTGTACGGTTTTTCGGGTAGTGAGGCATCGGGGACTCGAACCCCGGACAACTTGATTAAAAGTCGAGGTTTGCAATCCTCACAAGTGACCGATTCCCGTTATTTCTTCATTCGTCTGACTACTAACTGACTACTTATTTTTACTTTGATATATGCAAATCCCTGAAAACTATAACTTTTTCAAAATTTTTTTATTTTCCTCTTGATATTTACCCGAATGGGTATATAATATAAACATAGAAAGGAGTAACACAGGATGAAAAAGAAAAAACTAAAAAGTCCATCGACTACAAAGCGTTGGCCGCGCAGGCAATCGTGGACTTAATAGTTGGAATAATACTTATCCTCATAGGTAAGTACATATAGTTCCAAGGCGGGTTCGGTGGGAGCCCGCCCCTTAAAAAGAATATAACATAATCCTGTGAAAAAGTAGATATGAAGATATTGATCACATTGGGAATTTTAATGATTGCGTTTGGTATAGCAAAACTGCTCATCAGTCTGGTTCTATACCTCAAACAGAAAAGGGGGAAATCATGATAATTGCAGAACGCCTAAAAGAAGCACGAAAGAAAAGCGGCATGAATCAAAAAAGTCTGGCTGAAATGGTCGGCGTATATACCAAAGATATAAGCCGCTGGGAAACAGGTGTGCGAACCCCATCCGCTGAGTACATCATACAGCTTTGTAAAGCACTGGATATTTCAGCAGATTATTTACTCGGATTAAAAGATTAAAACACACGGGCACCCACATTGTGAGTGCCCGATATTTTTAACTGATATTAACAACCTTTACTTAGAATACACTGCATCATTTTTTGAAAGAAGGTACACACAATATTGATTCATGCTGATTCCCTCTCTCTGAGAATGTTCGGCCAGTGATCTGTGCAGGCTTTTAGGAATTCGTAATTTAAACTGTCCGGAGTAATCCTCTAAACTGTCCGGCTCATGGATTTTCACACCATCTTCTAATGCTGCCTCAAGCCATACTTTTTTAGCATCCATAGCATTCGTAACAGCGGATTCTATTGTTTCTCCACATGTGATACATCCCGGAAGATCCGGGAAAGAAACCACAAAACCGCCCTCATCTTTGTCCTCTACAATTTCCATACGATAATTCATTGTTAAATAATCATTCAGCGTTTTCATCATTCATCGCCTCACTTTCCACAACCTGCTTTACCATTTCAACATAAACTTTTTTGATTGGCTCATGCTTCGGTATCGTAATTGGCCTGCAGCCCGGTTTTCTAAAACTATAATGACTGCTTCCGCCCCTTGGTGTATTCATTTCATATCCGTAACTTTCCAACACCTTCCGTAACTCATCAAACCGGAGGTCTTTTGATAAATTGCGTATACGCATTATTAGTTTATCCCATTTTGACATTCGTTATACCTCCTACTTGTATTATATGTGGTGTTATATGTGGTGTCAACATATTTTCCCCCTGTTTCTACTTTTATTATGTCTGTTACCACCTCAACACTGCTGTTTTATTTATTATACATGATTTACACCATAAACCTTATCCGGTATAAAAACTCCATTTGTTTTATTTACGACCATTGGATTGGTGGCTGCAGAGTCACCGGATGTTGAGGACACGCTGGACGCTATTGTATAGCCGTCAGTAAAACTCATTGTTGTGCCCGCTCCCTCATATCGCCGTTCCTTTATGGTAAATCCTCTGTCGCCTCCGTACACCCCCCAAGGGACAACCTCTATAAATTGGCCGGCGGTACCTACACACATTTGACCATTCTGCGCCTCGACTACGATCATTTCAAAATCTTCCATCGCATTCGTAAGCTGTATAGACTGCTCTGCAAACTGATTTGTACTCTTGTTTGGGTTTGTCCAAAGTAATGCCCGGGATTCCGCGCCTATCACACCAGAATACACCCTGGCATCTGCTATCATACCACTGGTTATTTTAGTCGAATTGGCCGGAACCGTAATGTGTGCCAAGTCAAAATATTCATCGCTCCAGCGTGGATAGTACGGAACGGGGTCAGCACTTGGCGTACCCGTAACTATTTGCAGGTCCACACTTCGCCCGCTAGTTGTCAGCCTGAGGACAACTCGGTCAATCCTGGAATATGTAGCATCCGCCTCGTCCAGGTTCATTTCAAGGCGTTCCGTATTTCTAAACCACTTATTCCCCACGATTGCTTTACCTGTCTGCACATACACCCCCATACTGTTATTGGCTCCTACTTTGAGATCTCCACCTATCCCCTTTATGACCCCATCCTTAACGATACCCTCGTATATGGTGGAAAAGTCCTCTGCGTTATATGTCCGATCGCCACCTACTGAATCAAAAAAACCACTTTTTACTGCCATCTGAATCACTCTCCTTTTTTTATTTTATCCGAATCGCCGTTAATTGCGTGTTACAACCACTTTCCGTCAGGTAAGACGATATTCCTGCTCTAAATTTTGTCTTCGATTTCAATTCCACAAAAACCATGGCTGATACTGTACTAAATGCGTTATCACACCTTGACCTTCCCAGTTCTATAATCTTGCCCGTCGTTGCGTTTTGGATAGCAATTGATTTTGTCGTTGCTGCACCGGAGGAAGTCCATGGGAATTTTCCAATTGCGTACACGATGTAAGTTCCTGCCTCCACCTGGATTTCACTGCCCCAGGTTACAGTATCAATCGCTTTTGCTGTACAGCTCAAATTCTCCGCATAGCTTGTTACAATCGATCCTATTTTGCTAAGTGTTTTCTTGTCTGTTGCACTCATGAGACCGTTTTTTGTTAGAGTGGCCACCTCCGTCGTTGTACCGTTGACACCATAATACCCAACGCTGTAGGTTACGGCCTGCTGCCCGTCTGAATAACTTACTTTTGTCCTGCTCCACAAGTACTTACCAGGCGTCACGCTAGGTACTTTCGTCAGCCAAGTATCCGTCGGGATAACTGTACCGCTGTTTGACTGCTGATATGTCACCTCGCTGGAAAGTATTGTTGCCCCTTGGGGACCCTGCGGGCCTGTTTTCCCTTGCGGACCTGTCTCTCCTTGCAGACCTTGCGGAATCGTAAAATTTAAAACAGGATGAGCATCATCCGGACCGCTGTCCGTAACCTTCGCCTTCGTTCCCGGTTCCCCTGTTACAGTCACCCCGATTTCTATTTTTGATACTTTTTCCTCCAGAGATTTGTTGATCTGCTTTATCCCCAGATCCTGCTTTATTTTTTCGCAAAGCGTTCCATAATTAACTTTTTCAGTCTGTCCATTTGTAACCACTGCAAAGCAGCTTCCAGAGTATATAGCTATCGCTTCAGGTAATTCTGATATTTTTTTACTTCCATAAGAAACCGACTGGGTACTTTCTTTGGACTCTTCCAGTATTAAAATTTCCCCCGATTCCGTCAATATCGGGCTGCCTGATTCCTGAAGTATTGCCTGGGCTGCGGCGGACTGTTCTTCTGTGTACTCTAATACAACCACCATTGCATAGCCGTCACCATCATCATTTTCGACTATTTCCGCAATTCTCGCCCGGAACCCTATGTTGTACTCATTTTGAACGGTGATAATGTCCCCAATAAAATAATCTGTTCCATAATGATAATTTACATCGGGCTCTATTTCGCCGGCAAAAGTTCTTGTAACCTGGGTTTGTGAAAGAGCATCCACGCCTTCTTGCTGCAACATACTGTTATAATCCGCGTCACTAATTTCGCCGTCGTTGGAAGAGGTGTTGCGACTGTCCACATATAGTTCTCGCCTGGCTAAGCCGGAACCTTCGCCAACCGTCACCGATCGGCGTGCTGTTCCTTCTCCTTCTCCGGCAACAAGGGCTACATTTTTCAGTGCCGTATAATCTTCGGCAAAATCTGATGCCAATACATTATCAAATTCCGGCGAAAATCTTACCGCAGGATTTCCCTGCTTATTTCCTACAGATCTATCAGCCCCCTGCAAGATTTTAAACTGCATGGCTCCCGGCTTTCCAACCACTTCATATTCCAGGCAATATCCCAATCCATAAGTTGATAATATTTCTTCGACACTGTCACTCAGATTATCCCCTGTGACCTGTTTCTGCATTGTGGTTTCTACGCTAACCCCCTGACCCATTTTAATAATGTCTATCCGCCGCCTTGCATCCGCTGGATCAATCAGATTTTCATTCATCAACCGCTTTACACAATCACAGACTTTACCGCTTAAATTGGTCTGCTGCCATATAATTCTTCGGCCGATCAAACACTCTGCAGATGCTCCTGATATAAGGAGATAGTCCCCTGATTCCACATTTGTTTTCAGTTCAATTTTTTGTGCCATCATTACGGTCTTGCTATCTTTTCTATAGAAGAAATAGCCTTCCTTGATTGTTTCAAGCAGATATGCACCGGCCGGCATCATTGGTATCAGCATTTCAAAATCTCCGGCACCACAGTATTTACTATGCCAGATAACTGACTTACAGTAGTCAATCACGGCCACAGTATTCATTTTTTCATCCGCAGCATAAATATCCATAATCACACCCCCTCATATAGATTCATCCATTCGACTGCTGCCTCAATCTTTTCTATGCCCTGATCCGCACGAATCTCCAGTTCATTTTCTCCGATTCCCGCCTGAAGCCACACACTGTCTACCGTCATATAGTTAATCAGGTTCAATTCATGGGAATCCCGTAGCAAAGTTACAGATTTATTTCCTCTGTTTGTATCAATTTTCAGCGTATCGTAGGGCTGAAAATCATACTCTACTGAAAATAACTGCTTAGTGTATTTATCCCTGATCGTCAGTTTTTTTGTGTTACCTGCAAACGAGAATGTAAATATCATCCCGGCATCTACATCCCCTCGATTTAATACTTTAAGCGGTTCATTTTCACAGTATTTTGATAACTCTACCCCTTCACTCGGTATTGAAACCGGCAGTTCAAACAAGGGAACTACTATGTCCAGCGTGCTTTTCGCGTCCAATATGCCTACAAAATACGGTCTAGGACACAGGATTGATATCTGAATCTGTTGTTTTTGCGAAAAAGCATCAAATTCCATGGTTTCCACATAACCATCAATATACACATCCCTCTGGTTGTTCTTGTAAAAAAGCCGGCACCAGTGTTTTGTTTTAAAAAACTTGTACAGCGCAACTCTGTTTGATTCCACCGGTGTCTCCGGGATAATGGTTATTACTATATTCCGGGTATTTACTCGTGCAGAATTGTATGTTGCGCCGTCAAAGTTAGGCATTGTAGATGTGTTTATGGTTGCCGTTGGCGGATTCAGGCCGGTTATCGATATAACACTATAATTTTGATTATTTGTAAGTTGCAGAGTTCTTTCCTGCTCGTTTTTAACGGATAGACTGTACATCTTTTATACCACCCCCTTCAATAAGTTGTTGGTCTGTCTGTAGATATCCCAGCGATTGAGCGCCTTCGGGCTGTTGTTATACTGGTTAAAGGTGTAATTTGTATTATTGTAGTTGCTGAGTGACTGCGCATTGATTCCGTTCTGGTTTCCACTTCTCACTTTTGCTTTAATACCGCTTACACCAAAATCAATAGGCTGGGTCAGATCTTTTTTCACGCCTTCCATAGCAGTTTTGACAGAATCCTTATTATTTTCGATTCCTACAGCAATACCTTGAATCAAATAACGGCCTACCTCATCCCGCATAACACGAGATGGTGATTTGATCTTAAACTTACTCTTAATGGACTTGATGATTTTGTTGCAGAATTCAGTCATTGTTTTATCAACCTTTTTCCCCTTGAACGCTGCCAGAAAACCATCTACTGCATTTTGACCTACTGTAGACAGATCTTTCTTCAATTTCTTCAGTTCCGCCTTAACCTGCTTGGTATACTGTGTTTTCAAAGTATTGACCTGATCTGCATAATAGTTTTTAGCCACATTTTTGGATGCCTCTAATTTCTGCGTATAAGCATCATTATAAGCTTTGATCTCTTCGCTACTTAATGACAAAAGTTTGTTTGTAAGGGCAAGACCCTCTTCTGTATCCATGGATGCGATCTCTGCAAGCAGATCTTTTGACAACTTGCCCTTTAGTTTAGCAAGATTGGATCCAAACTTTTCTATTTCCGCCGTTTGTCCAGACAGATTTGACAATATTACATTTCCATCATCATCTTTTGTATACAGTTCCCCGGTATCTTTCAGCCGTTCTTCCAGACTACTCTGCAATTCCTTGATCGCATCATATTTTTCCTGATACTTTGTGGTCAAAGATTTCAACTTGCTTTCCATCTTTGTTACGGCTTTTTTCGACGCCTTATCAATTCCACTTGAAAAGGCCTCGATCATAGATTTTCCCAGGGATTCAAACGCACTTTTCTTTTTCTTATCTTTCGTTCCTGCTTTTGCTTTGTTAATTGCCTTATTGATCAAGGTGGTAACTGCTTTTTCTGCGCTGCTTGCCGTTTTGGTTATGCCGCTGGAAAAATTGGAAGCAGCCTTTTCACCCTGTTTTTCATAAGATCCATTTTTATTAGCCGTTAGCAAAGTCTTTAATGCCTTGTCTGCCAGTTTTTTCACGGCCGTGTTTACCGTTTCGCTTTCTTTCGATATTCCAATCGCAAAACCGGCCGTAAAGAACCTACCACTTTGCTCGGTTACCTTCGACGGCGAATGTTCATCAAGTTTTTTGTTTAGCCAGCCTACCGCTTTCCCGGCCAAACCATTTACCGCCGAGAACAAATCTACATTGGCACTGGAGTTATTGATACCCTTTGTGAATCCTTTGACAAAATTCAGGCCGGATTCTTTCGTTTTTGTCTCTTCCAGCCCCTTCTTTGCTGCTTTTGAGATTTCTTTGCCTTTCGTTTTTGCGCTGTTTTTCTTTGATTCAACGCCCTTTGCAAAGTCCTCTCCTTTTTTTGCACCGGTCTTTTTGGTATCTTCGGCTTTCATGCCTTTATTAGCTGCCTTAGTAACCGCTTTACCGGCCTGCTCCGCATCCGGTGTTTTCGACTTGACACCATCTGAAACGGCTTTGCCGGCTTTTTCTCCCTGTGTTTTAGCTTTTGGCGTCAGTTTGGCCAGTTCCTTCTCTGATTTTTCGACCATATTTTTGGCCGAATCCACCATTTCCTTTGTAACGCCGGGCGTTCCATTTTTTACGGCTGTCTGCAGGTCGGAATAGTTCTTTTTCATGTTGGCAACCTGTGCTTCCAGAGTCCTTTTATTTCCCTGTTCTGCCGTAACAAAACGCTTGGTCATATTGTCTAAGGCCTTATTGATCTTTTTGGTATCTCCGGCCACAATAGCACTAGACAAGCCCTCGTAATTTTTTATTGTAGCATTGTAGCCAATCCAGGTATCTTCTGCCTTGCTCAGCGTCTGGCGTTGTACTTCCTGCTTGTCCTTCAGGTCCTCAACCTTTTCTGCTGCCTCATAAAGTTCTATCTTGTAGCTTTCCATGGTGCCGCCGGCACGAATATACTCTTCAACTGACTGTGAATTGACCTGATTGTATTCTTCCTGTGCTTTCTTTATCTGGTCTGTTATGTTTTTATAATTTTTCTGTGCCTCGGTCAACTGCTCAAATGCTTTTGTGCGGTTCTGTATTGCCGCATCATACTCGGATTTATTGGCATTCAGCACCGCCTCTGCCTGTTTACTGACGATCAACTCATCAATCGCCTTTTTCTCCTTCTCATAGTGTTTGACAACGCCCTTAGTCAATTCGATTTCCGTGCCAAGTGCATTGTTCAAAGTGCTGACGATAAATTTCGCCCTGTCTTCTTGACCTTTTTTAACTTTACCGTTCTTATCCACAAGTCCGTCAAGTTCATTCTTCAACTGGCTGTAGTATGTAAATTGCGACTGTGCGTTTTCGGTGCTTTTGTCTGTGGCATCCTTTAACTCCTTGTAAGACTGAGCTGACTTATCAACAGCGTCTTTGTTTGCCTGTTCTGCCTCTGTCAGTTCTTCCCACTGGCTTGTACTGTTTGCCATCTTGTACGCTAATGCGACAAATCCCGCGGCCAACGCACCTACTCCGGCAATCGCCAATCCCACAGGGTTGGCCATCTGTACTAAATTAAGAGCCTTTTGTGCCGCAGTGGTAGCCACGGTTGAATTTTTAAGCGTTGTGTACGCCGTTTGTAATGTCAGTATTGATTGTGTAAATGCCGCTACTTTATTCACTACAAAAATAGCTGCCATGGCCGTGCCAACCGTTTTAATAGTCGTTACGGTTTCATCCATATGTGTTATAATAAAATCCTCAAATTTTTGCACATATGGTATTGCCTTTTCGCCCAGCGGAGTAATAAAATCCATTGTCAGCGTACGGCCTATTTTTGAAAACTCCGTAGCCACATTATCATACTTGATCTGTTTTAATTCCTCCATGGATTTCTTGGTCATGTCCAACTTTCCGTTGGTATTCATCAGGGCTTTTACGCCTTCGATTCCCAGGTCTTCCCACATAGTGCCGAACAGATCTACACCGATCTGATTCTGTGTGACTTTGTCATCCATCTTCATGAGTTTTTCCAGGACTTCTTGTGTGGCTTTTTTCGCCGTATCTCCACCAGCGGCAAATCTCTCCTGGAGGTCTGCAATCGATCCGGATGAGTCCTTGCTGGATTTACTCATAGCCTTCAAATTCTCTTTGGCAGTTTTAAGTTGTTCGGAATACTCCTTGACCTTATCGGCGTTTTTCATCTTTGTAAGGTCGCTGGTCTTAGAATTAAATCCCTCCTGCTCTGCTTTCGCATACTTCAGGTTTTTTTCGAGCTTTGCGATCTCATCTTTTGTTTTAGAAATCTGCTCCCCGGATGTTCCGGCACTGTAGCCCAGCAAACTAAAGCCTTCCTGTGTGGTATTAGCCGTGTCTTTGGTACGGATTCCGAACTCTTTCATTGCGTCGCCCAGTTTATCCACAGAAAAAGTACCAGCATCCGTACCATTTTTCAAGCTGTTGAAAAACTCGTCTGCGCTATATCCAAGCTGCTTATAATGGACACCATACTCGTTGATTGTATCCAGTAAATCCCCGTTTTTATCAAGCCCCTGCTGGGCTCCCTGGGATATAAGATTGTAGGCCTCTTCACCGGTAATTCCGAATTGCTCCATCAGCATATTAACGGCTCGCATGGACTCTTTTACATCCATCCCAAAAGTGTCCCGCAGAACAATAGCATTTGCCGTCAATTCTTTCAGTTTCGACGGATCTGTCTCTTTTGTCTGCTGTTTTACTTCGGCCATGGCGTCGGCCACATCCTGCAGGGATTCACCCAGACCTGCCTTATAGATACCGTTGATTTCTTCCTTGAATTTCTTCATTTCCGAGGTTGATGCGCCGGTTTGAGCCTGGAAGTTATCGTAAGTCTTATCTGTCTCTAAAACGACAGTTTTCATGGCATCCACCGTTGCACTGGCTAACTGCTTAACCCCGTCAGCTATGAGGTTGGCAATCGCCCCTTTCATAACGGTAAATCCACCCTCTGCTGCCTCTGCTGACTTGTCTACTTCCCCCAGGGACTTGTCCAAATTGTCAGCGGCTGCAGTGGCTTCACTCATAGCCTTTTTATTGGTGCTTAAATCTCCGGATAGAGTAGCAATCTGCTTTGCCAGATCCTGCGCTTCGTCAGAAGTCTCTCCGTACTCTAAAACAGCATTAGAATACGCCGTTTTAAGCCCAGCAAGTTCCTCTTCCTGCTTGCTAATGGTTTGAGAGAGGTTCGAGAGTGCGCTTTTACTTTGGGAACTCTCGTTTTTAATATCCGCTAACTGCTGGCTGTATGTCTGCAGCTGCTTCTCCGTTTTAGCAATAGCAGCCTTCTGGTTCTCTATTTTAATCCGGAGTTCCTCGGCACCTTTTGAGCTTTCTCCTTGCTCATCTGCCACTCTCCTGTACTGCTCTTCATAGCTTTCCAGAATTGTATTTTGTGCCTTCAGCACCTTTTCCAACTGTTTGAGTTTGTCACTGACGCCATCAGCTGACTTTCCCCAACTATCCATACCACTGGTGGCCGCTTTAAATTCAGCATTTGCAAGCCGGATCTGGCGTTTTGCATCCTGTATACCCTTTTTTAATTCACTGATGTCAACCTTAAATTTTGTCGTGGTTTCACTTTTTTTCTTGTCTGCCATGTCCTCACCTCACTTTTTACCACCATCCGGCATTATCAGACGCCCGGCGTCTGATCGGTTTATTTTGCCTCACCGTCTGCCGGATCTGCATACATCTAATGTCCGAATACAGCGTAATCACATTGTAAAATGGTGTCTCCTCAACCGTAAACGGCGTTAGTCCACTGTATTCTTTACACAGATGATCTACAATCAAAAACAATGTTTCATCCAGGGGGATATCCTCCCCCTCGTTTAGTTTTTTGATTCAGTCGGAATTTTCACCATTTCCGCAAAGGCAAATTTAAGAAGAGCATAAATCGCTCTGACCATTTCACTAATGTCAACATAATCCCATTCATCCTTTTCAATATCCGGAAAAATTCGATCCAGCAATCCGATCACTGTATCCCAGCTTTCCATCACCACATTTAAAAGTTGTGAAACACTGTCTAAATTTTCCACATTAAATAACCGCATCAGTTTCCTGACTATCCCAAACGGTATTTTGACCATGTTTGCCTCACATTCCTTTTTTACCGTTTCCATGTCATCTTCATATACTGTCAACTTAATATCCTTCATATGCTATTCTGCCTCCTTGTTTTTTTATATAAGACAAGGCGACCTTTGAGCCGCCTTGTCCCCCTGGAAATTAACCCTCTGCTTTTACTTTTACCGTGTCTGGTGTCTGCACCTTTTCAAAGAATTTCGATACATCCGCCAAGCCATAACGCGCATCAACCACAATTCCTTTCGCACTGGCTTTAATCCAATTAGTGCCGTCAAATTTTCCTTTTGTAAATTCATGCTCGGTATAGATGCCTGTGTACTCAATGGTAGTGTTCGTTGTATCTGTACCATCATTTTCCGTCTGGTTGTTCTCATCTGGAATATTAAATGTTCCTTTCAACCTGGATACATAGCGATACTCTCCGTCTGTTCCCTTGGTACGGTACATCAGAGCATAATAATCATTATTTCGCTCGCTATCCACATACATCCCTGTTTCCTTATCGAACGATTTGCCTGTCATTTTAGCCAACATAGCCAGTGCCGGCGGTGCCATCGTCAATGTGATCTTATCCTCACTTTCTGAAGTTACTACGATCAGAGCTTTATTATCGTAGTAATGCGCCTCGCTGGCGGAATCAGTAGACTTTCCTACCTCTGCCACTGCGGCACATTTTTCTGGCGTGTCGCACTCATATCCACCATCTGCCTCATTGTCATCTCTTGTCACTTTTGCGATAAAAAGACTATCAACACCTCTAAACTCAAAAATCTGTTTGCTTTTATCTGCCATTCTTTTACCTCCTAAAATTGATATTGTTCAACCAAAACATTGATTCCCCTCCCCGTGTGGGTAGGCTCGTCGCTGGCAATATCATGACCTGCATCTGTTATGATATATCCGTTTTGTTTGAGTTCTTTTTTTGCCTTGTTTAATTCCGAATATACCTGTTCCGGATCCGACGAATAGAAATTTACATCAAAGTCTCCGATTTCAGACTGGTTTTCGTTATCGTAAAAAGCCCCCTCTATCGTTTCGTTGTTCCAAAATGTAAAAAAGGCTTCTGGGTAGTCTTCATCATCCGACAGACTCCCTTGCTTGTATACCGGATACCCCGATTTTTCTAAAATCTGAATCAACTTATCTTCCAATCTATCCCCCCGTCCTTTTCATGATTTCCTCGGTAAATATTTGTTTCTGTTTTTCAGCGATTTCTTTCTTCACACGGCTTCCATATATGTCGTTGTAAAGATTCTGATCCTTTTTCTTTCTTGGCGTGCCATACATAAGAAATACAGATGGTAAACCTTCCGGGAATCGAAAGCCCACCTTTACACTGGCGGTTGTTCCTTCCCATTTTATTTCTGGATCCTTTGCTATCGCTTTCGCCGTGCGCCCTGTTCGTCTATGCCGCCTCATATCTGCAACCAGCTTTGTCGTGACCGTATTGTGTGCAGCCTCTAAACTTCGTTCCACGGCTTTTTTTACATTTCCATCCATGCTGTCCAGCTTGGATATCAACGCCTCAAAACCGTCAAATTGCAGTCCAATTTTGTTTTTAGCCATATTTATTATGCACCGCCTTTCACTGCACGCACCTTCAGGCGCATGAACTGGTTTCTCATGTTGATATTTTCCGGAGTTCCTAAAATCTCATAGCGTTTACCGTCAATCTCGATTTCGCAGTCGCTGGTTATGCGTGGATCGTACCAGGTTTCGAGCACTGCGGTATCTTCTACCATAAGCAGATCGTTTACCACTTTTTCGGTGCCGCCAAAACTCTTAAAGCTGCAGTTTACTGGTTCCTCATCCAGTGCATATATCTTTTTTCTTACTCCTTTAACGGTAACAACAGATGGCACCAGCAGAGAAGCGCACACATTAAACGCTGTATTCGGTCTGTAATCTGCCATAATCTACGCCTCCCATGCCAGTTGTATAATCCGCTGCCTGCAATAAGGACTTAACTCCGCACTGCCGGAACCATAGTTCCATAGATCTGCAACACCACGAACGATAACACCTACAGATCCAGAATCATCTATGACCGTCTGGGACACTCCGGCACTTTTCATATACTCTTTTACTTCATCAATATAGAGTTGCAAGGTTTCATCCTGGTATGTTCCTCTGATCCCCAGACCTTTTTTGACTTTCTGTAACAATTCTGAATCTGTCATGGTACCACCTTCTTTCTGGTTTTAGACAGCCTGTACACACAGGCTTTGTTCACCTTATCCTGCTGCGTCCTCATTCTTCTTATCTGAGGTGTTAGAAGAATCAGCCCCTTTTTTAATAATAAGCGTACCGTTTGCATCCGCAAGTTTAGCATCACAAATCAAAATGCACTTATTTTTCAACTTATTCGCATCATGATCGGTCCACTTGACCACCTGCATTTTAAGGTTGGAATTAAATGCATAGTCATTTAAGTTGGTAAAGATAGCAACCACATCACCTGCATCCGCATCATCCCAAGATGGCAGCACACTGTCCTCTACAGTCTCAACATCTTTACCCATAAATCTGTAGGTTTCTTCGTTGTTGATCCCGTAATTAGTTCTACCAATCGGCTGGCCGTTCGCATCCACCATTCCATCAATGTCTCCATCAAATGTAGACTGGTTCATAATGAAGCATCCATTTCTATAGGATTTCTTCATTTTTGCTTTAACTTTGCGGTGCCATCCGCTCCATGTTTTAAACTCATCTTCTGTCATAGTAATTACATTTTCAGCTGGTACTCTGGCGTCTTTAGTAATTCCCAGTGGCTGGTCCTCACCTGTTCCATTAACGATAGCCTCGTCAATCGCCTGTACCATCGCTTCTGTTGCAAGTTCTACAAATGTTTTCTGGAATACATCGAGCGTGGTAATGCTGGCAAGCAGTGTCTGTGCAATCTTACATTCCAAAGTATGATACGAGAATGTAACGCTTTCATCCGCTTTTCCCTTCTGATCATCGGATGGATTATTTTCTGTCACCCACTTGGCTTTTGGCTTCAATGTTACGATTGGAATCCTGACACCGCCCTGTACATTCAGCTTTCTCACTTTGGCATACAGATTTCCATAAGATTCCATTTTCCGAATGATCTCGTTCATGATTGAGGTTGGAATCACCGCACTTACATCAGCCGTTGCCGTCACTTCGTTGGCTCTGTATTCCTCTGAAATCGGAATGCCTCTACATACAAAATTCATGAACACAGTCCGATACTCTGTAGTATCATACCTGTCCTGCTTTTCTCTGTGCTCCGGGGCTGCTTTCTGTCCAAAAGCCCCCACAATGCTTGCATTTCTAACTTCCGTCATATCTTTCACTTCAGTCGCTCTGTTTTCTTCTCCGGTACCCTCTTCTGTGCCGCTTCCTCCACTTGTGTCATTACCTGTACCCTCTTCCTCCATAATTGCCTGAAGTTCGTCCTGAACATCCTGAAGCTGGTCAGCAATGTCCTGAAGTTTCTCATTAATTGCACGCACCTCTGCTACATCTTCGCTTTCCTTTGACCGTTTCAGTAACTCAGTTTTCTTTGCAAGCAATCTCTGCTGCCTTCTCTCTAAAATCTCCTGTCTTTTCATCTTTTACATACCTCCTAAAATCTCATTTTTAAGTTTCCAAAGTTCAAGATCACCGCCTGCTCCTGTTAAGCCCTCCGGCTCTTTTTGTCGTGCATTCTCCAATGTACTTTTTGCGTTCTCCAACGCTCTTTTATCTCTTGCGCTGATCTCTGTATCTTCATACGCCGGAAATGTCACAGCCGACACTTCATAGACGCAGCTAATACCATTAATGTGCCTGGTTGGGTATTCTTCGTCTAATCCCTCCCATTCTTCATCTGATACAACAAACATAAATGACATGCCTGTTATATCTCCTCTCTGCACGGCAGAATATAACGCTCGTGCCTCGGAATTATTTTCCGTGTCAAGATTTACTCTGATGCTCAAACCATCCTTTTCAATCTTCAACTGCATGGTTGATTGTTTATTATTTCTACGGCTTCTGGCCAAAGGAATCCGGTTCAAATCATGATTGACTAAAAAAGCCACATCTCTTAGGTCTGCATGGTCAAGTGCCCCTTTATGGATCACTTCCCTAAACATTCCTCCGATATCTGTTTCGCTCTCATACACAACAGGTTTTCCTTCAATATAGTCCCCATAGTCCTCGTTGTGTTCTGCCCGGATCTCAAATAAAAACGCTCGCTGCTCTTTTACTTTTTTACTCTTCACTATCTGCACCTTCCTTTTTATTTGTCTGATAACTTTTAGCAATATCTACATCCACATAGTTAAGTGACATCTTCCTCACACCTTGCAATTCAGGCAGAGGCCTCATCCCCATCGCAACTCTCTTTTCATTTTCGTACATTGCCCCGCTGTCCCCCAGCAGTCGGATCATTTCCAGCGTTTCAGCGGTACTCATAAAAACAAGATCTTTTGGGTAGAACAATATTTTGTTACCATAAGAGCGTTCCCCATCGGTAAACAGTGTCTTTGTAAATGCCTGAGATATAGCAATAACATAAGGTTCCAGCGTTTTCTGGTAAAAAGCCTCATATTGTGATTTAGTATAGTCGCCCGTCAATATACAATGGGGAACACCCCAGTTTCGCAGGATCTTTTCGTCAATAAATTTCAGCGTTGGATCATCTACAAGTTGTATCCTTCGATCCATCGGGATATACTCCGCTTTAATATCCAGCGGCAAAAATCCACTTTCACTTTTCTTCAGCTTTGCCTCCAGTTCTTTCAATGCCTTTTCCGTTTTTCCACCGTCCAGCATAGAGTTAAATTTTACAACGCCGTTGATCGAAAAACTTGCCTTCATTGCTTTGGCAATTCCCTGTAATAACTGGTGGTTTAAATTTAAGGTATCCAGTAATGCGTCGTTGTTTGGCTGTCCCGTCGCATCCCCACCCATGTAATCATTCACACTATAATTTTTCTTAATGTGAATCACATCTGAATACTTTAAGGTGGTCCGGTAATTATTGGCAAATATAAATTCTATGTACATGGTTCCTGTGGGATCTTTCAAAAAATTTACATTTGTCGGCTGGATTGGATACAAAGCGGTATATTTCCGTTGTTCGTTTCCGTTTTTGTCCTTCCACACATCATACACCGGGACAATAAACGCATTGTAATTGAGCAATAAGCTCCACATGATCTTTTCAATAAAATCCGCTGTCGTCATAAACTCGTTAGGATTGCTCAATACTGATTGAATACTGCCTCTTACACTGGTACTATCTACATCCGACTCCCTCACATGGGTCGGTCGTAATTTTTTCATTTCCATTACGATACAGTTCAACGCCTGCTGCACAACATCACTGGCGTATATATTTGTACCAAATTGCGAAAAAATCGGTGTGTAACCTGTTATGCTGTCGGCCAAGCCTATTTTTTTAGGTCTTTTCTTAAAAAACTTATCAAACCAACTCATTTTACCCTCCAATCATTGTTTTGAAATCGGTTCTATATCTCCTGTACATTTCGTACAAGATAATCGTGGTCACTGCTCCATCTATCCTTTTAGCCTGCTGTGTTCCCTGCTTCACACAAAGGCATTTGCCAATGTTATCCACCTTGATACCGGCGTTTTTGAAGCACCATTTATCCACCGGATTTTCCTGGTAATTTACCAGGCGGTGCTTTAGGTCGGCCTCACACAGCTTCATAGCATTGCTAAGAGTTTGAGCGTTCTGCAGGATCATAACCATATCACTGTCATCGTCGCCGGTCCGTTCCCAGCCATACATCCCCATGCGGTTCAGGAAATCTTTGCAAAACCTTTGATCGTAGCCGCACCGCCATAATTTTATTCCGTAATCCTTGTATAGTTGGTAAAACCAATCTGCAACCAGAGACAGGTCAATATCATTTCCTTCCGTGATTGTCATGTAACCATCTTTCGCCCATTCTTTATATCTGGCACCTGCTCCCCAGTCGTCAGAATTTTCCAGTTTACTCTCCGGGATAAAATACATAGTGTAGATATATTTTGTCTGGTCGTCTTTCTTCATCAAAAGCACTTTGGCACAAGTCAAATCCGTGGTTTCCGACAGATCCACCGCACCCAGACAACAGGCTCCCCGGAAATCTTCCAGGTCGTAGACTGCTGTGTAGTCGTAATCTTCCAGATTTAGCCAGGACTCTACGCTGTTTTGCTTCATGTTGAAGTCCTTCGACAGAACAAAAATCCGGTCTGACTTGCTGTTTTTAGCCAAGTCAACCTGTTCCTCCAGATAACTGCGTTTTTTGATAGTTCCCAGCGTCGGATTGCTCTTCATCCAGCTTTTCGGATTCTGCCAGATCTCTGCCTCGCTGTCCTGTGTGTACAGCCACGGAAGATACCTCTCGGCTGCGATTCCGTCATCCTCTCCCGCTATGATTCGACGGCACTTCACCAGTTCCTCATCCAGATATCCCTCTTCCACAAATCCCTCTGTCGTGATATTCCAAAACTTTGGATTATCTTTCAAAGACTGGGACTGTTCGATCGACTTACCGATCACATTGGTTTTCATCTCGTGGGTTTCATCCACGATGGCAAAATCAATATTCCGGCCCTCTTTGTTTTTGGTTCGGTCTGACAGCTTAAAGATCTTTGATCCAGTCTGTTTATTCAACATAAACCGCTGGTTCCGTTTGCTGTCCTGTTCTTTGGGATCGATGAGAAGCCGCATTGTGTCAATGGCATCAAATGTGATACTTGCCTGGGTGTCATCGTTTGATGAGCAGACCAGATCAGACCCTTCATTTCCCACAATAAACTCGGCCAGACCTAAGCCGGAGCAAGTTTCACTCTTTCCGTTTTTTCTGGCGATCAGCAAAAGAATCTTTTTGAAACGATCAATCATAATCCCCCGCTCTTTAGATTCCTCGGCCATCTTGAAACTATAAACCGTTTCAATCAAAGCCTTCTGCCACAGCATCAAAACCATAGGCTTATTGTAGAACGGGGACTTTGTAAGCCTCACGCAGTTCTCCATGAAATCAATCCGCAGATGGGCGGCGTCTGTATCAAAAAAATATCGATCGCTAGAAAAATCCTCGTTCAGATTGTCCAGTTCCTGCCGCAACTCCTGACCGATTATGATCTCACCGCTCTGAGCGCGTGCCCGATATTCTAGCAAAAAAGAATTGTCCGGTGTCCATATGGTTTTTTCCTTAATCAACATAAGGGTTTCAACCCCCTGCCATCCTTTATATCATCCATCACGCTTGACGTTCTGCTTTTCACCCAAGTTCTCAGCGGACTCTCCTCTTTCACTTCATCCGTGTCTATAATGCTGTTAAGGGTTTTTATTGCGTTCGTATACTGCTGGAAAAATTCCTTGTACTGCCTGATAGCATCTTTGTCCCGCTTTTTGAGATCCGGATTGTTTGGGTGTGAGCGGATGAAGTTATCCTTCTTTAATTCCTTTAACTGTCCTTCAATAAAAGTTATTTCCTCCACATACTGAAGAAGCAGCGTTTTGTTTTCTTCCGGAACCAAATTAAGCAAATCTTCTTTTCTCCCCATCTGTCCACCTCCATTTCCGGTAAAACCCTCTTGCGCCGGCGCAACTCACATTTCTGATACTTTTTCCTCTTTTTTGATCTTTTCCCAAATTTCAAAATGAAAAATCTGATTTTCAGACTTTCTGTGAAAA